CTATGCCCACGGTTGTTCCGCTCAAAAAAGCGGCATCGTGGTTGCACGCGACCAACGCTCTCGCGTTGCTCTCGCAAGTGTTTACCCGTCGTGAGACGAAGTTTACACCTTCTCAACGGTCCATGTTGACGGCTTCAAACCGGCTCCCTGAATCGTACTGGCACCTTTAGCCAAAACAGTCTACGTCTGTTTACGTAAAACTATCGAAGCTTCGGCTTAGATTTTTCCTTAGAAGGAGATCCATTATGGGTCAACAAGCTAACATCGTCGCATTTGACGGCGCATCTACTCCCGTAACCCATACCCTCGTTGGTGATGGCGTTTTCCGCGAAAAAGACGGCACGATTCGTGCCAGTTGGAAAGAGTCTCTTGCTGGTCTACCTGATTACGCTCAAATTCGCGTGATTATGACTAAAAAGAAGCTCCCAAGCGGTATATACCGGGTGTCCCAGCGTACTGAGGTTCCAGTCATGGAAGCAGTCAATGGGCAAAACTCTTCGGGCTACACAGCACCTGCCAAGGTGGCTTATGTGGATACACACGAAGAGGTGGGGTACTTCCACGAGCGGTCTACTCTGACTGGGCGTCGCCTTGTGCGACAACTCAGTTTGAACATTGCCGGCGGGATTGCGACAACTGTGACTCCGGTCGCGGTTGGCCCTTCTCCTGAGCTTTTTGACCAGCTAATCCAAGTGTCGTGATATCGTGAGGGAAATCCTCGCGTTTGCACTAGCCTTGGCTACAATCGTTGCTGGCGTGGTCCTTACAAGGCCTGCCCCGACGGTAAAAGTGGTGCCTCTGGAGCAGCCTGCTCCTGGGTTATCGTCGCAAGACGAACCATTGTAGAAGTCGTTTCTCCCCTTCTTTCTAACTTTATCCTGATAGGACATTATTATGCGAAAACTTCCGCATTGGTTAGAGTGTTACACGCCAGCTGAGTCTATTGACATGCTGCGGGACCTCGCTCTCTCACACGCGCTTAAGGGCGGCGCAAAGGGGCTCGAAATTGCAAAACTCATCCGAGCTAGCGATTTCAAGAGCCTGTGTGAAATGGATCTGGATTACGATGAGGACTACACGCCTTCACAGTTTGCCCATCAAAGGCAAGCCTTGGCGTTTTTCTCCAAACTTGAACACCTAGAAATAGGTATCGATAAGGAGGCAGTCGCAGTCGCGAAATTCAGAGCAACCGAAGATTTATGTCGTGAGACAAACTTCATTTTCAGTTCTTGGGCTCGAGGAGAATTTAATTTCACACCTCGCGTAGATGCAGTCCTTTTTGCTGCACAACGTAAAATAGCACATGTCCTGGGAACAGTTCCTAGTCTTGAAAAACTAAGGTATCGATTCGGGCCAGGAGCAACGACGCTTACTAAGAAGCGTGATGCTTCATCTAGGAGAAAGCTCCATGATGGCATCGCATGTAGTGAAGACCTCGTGTTGATGGCTCCTAAGCTATTGGCCGAGATGCCCTCATGGGTTGACCTACACGAGAACGAAATCGACCAATTTGACGACGAAGAAGACTTAGGTCTTACTGACATCGCATTGGAAGACAAGTACGGCGTCAAGCCGTCGTTAAAGGGAGACTCGGAAAGCGCCCTAGTCGACATCCAGATCATGGATGGCGTGCTAGGCTTCGTCGCGAAGAATGCAAAGACGTATAGAGGCATTGTCACGGAGCCCCCGTTGAACGGGGTTTACCAGCTCGCGCTGGGTGACTATATTGCCAAGCGTCTTGCTCGCTTCGGGGTCGATCTGACAGACCAGCACCTTAATCAGGTGTTGGCGAAGGAAGGATCGTTAACGGGG